AGATTTAATTCTAAGTCTATTTTTAGATTAATTTCTCTATTATATTTATAAATGGATAAGAAAGCGCCAAAAGTTTATAAAGTCAAAGATCCCGAAGGAGATTCAAAATATAAGGATATTCATCCTCATCTTCCTCAGCCACCCGCACTCGTTCTGATTATCGGCTCAGTCAAACAAGGCAAATCCAATTTAGTGGTGAATCTTTTATGCTCTCCCGAGATGTACAAAGATAAGTTTGATATAGTTAAAATTATAAGTAATACATTAAACGCAGATCCAAAAGGCAAATTATTAAGTAAATATTTTGATTGTGAAGATCATTATACTGATGAAATGATTACAAGTTTAGTAGAGAGTCAGAAACAATATGAAGATTTTGAGCGTCCATCAGTAGCAGTTTTACTAGATGATATTTTAACAAAAGATTTTTCTAAAAATAATGCAGTCTCATTTTTAGCCACAAGATTCAGACATTACGGGATAGGGATGTTATTATTTACAACGCAATCTTTTAGGGCTGTTAGTGGTCTTATAAGAAATAATGCGACTGATGTAATTATCATGAAACAACAGAATAAAAAAGAACTAGAAAAAATCAAAGAAGAATATGGAGATATGTTTCCAAATATATTTATGGATTTATATAATAAGGCGATAGATGATGCCCCTTATTCATTTCTCTATTTAGATTTACAAACTAACCCCGCGACTGCATATTTACGGTTTGAAGAGAAGATTGGTGAAGGTTCAAAAAAGTTCTTTTAATTTTAAAATGAAATATTATATATTATAATTATAAAAATGATGGCTCTTTATTCTTCGGGTGGTATAGACGCGCATAACGCTTACGCTCAAAATATTCATAACATAAATCAGTCAGTCCATTCTTTTAATCATGGGATTGCTGATCAATTAGATCAATTAAGAGAAGCACAAGATCAAGAAGGTTCTATTGAAGCGGGGATTAACATGTTGAAAGGTTCAACGGCACTTAATTCAGCGCGGGGAGGTTATAAGGCTTATATAGAAGGATTGCAAAGAGGAGGGGCTTCTGAAATTGGAGGCAAAGGTGGTGTTGTTGGTAAAGTATTCGGTAAAGTACAAAAATCCCGATTAGCGACCCGAGCGGGATCACAGCCAAAAATATTCGCCCCCGTTGATACAGCGGGCATCCCCGTTGATGCGACCTATGGAGAAAAATTAGCAGCCACAACTGTGGAGGGAGTTAGAGATGCCGAAGATGTAATTCCACTAATGGGGCGTGGTAAAGTTCTCGGTGCGCCCGTTGAAATGTTTTCAATCAGCGAAGTAGCCAACCCTTACAAAGTTTCAAAGTTTAAAGGTTTTCAAGGATCTTTGGGACATGGAGGGATAGAGGCGAGAGTCGGGGGAGATGTTGCAGACCTCACTCCATCTTTCGCTGACTGGTCGGCGGCTTATCCCGAAGGGGGAGATGGAGGCAAACGGGAGTCATTTTCTTTACAACCCGAACCCGAACCCGAGCCCGATTTTGGTGGAGTTGTATCAGAAGACGCACGCGCGCAAGCGGATTTTGATGAGGCGGTGAAGGTGGGGAGTATGAAGAATGAAGAAGTTCCTCTTAAATATAGAAGAGGGATTGGAGCGGTTGATGAATCCGTTGAAGTAGCGGGAGGAGAAGTTCCTTATCGTGGCGGTGATGCTCCAACATGGAGCGCAGAAGGTAAAATCGCCGAAGCCGCTGAGGCGGGTGTTGAAGTTGGTGAAGATGCAGCCAAAGTCGGAGCAAAAATCGGAGGGAGCGCCGTACCTATTATTTCTGAAATAGGTTGGGATAGAGGTATTAGAGGAGCGGGTGGCGCTGTAAGTGGTACCTTAGATATATATAAAGATATTCAAAGAGTCAGAGAGGGCAAAAATGCCTTAGGTGATAATTGGGCTAGTGCAATTGGTAATGTTGCTAATATTGTTGGCTCGGGTCTTGAAGTTGCTGGGGCATTAGGTATAGCCACACCTATTTTTGAATTGGTTGGCGCTGGATTAGCGATTGGAGGTTCTGCTCTTGAAGCAGTTGGAGAATCAGACAGTAAGGATGAATCAGACGCAGCCGCGCAAGCGGATGTTGCTGGTCAAAGACTTGCTCAGACAACTGCATCAGCAACAACAACAGTTTCGGGGAGAAGTTATTAATTTTTTTTAATTCATTTTTTTTTTTAAGTTATTTAATTTTTTATTCTTAATTTTTTTATATTTAATAATATAAAAATGAGTTATTGGCGTAATGATGAAAAGATTCCTATGAAGCAGACACAAGTTTCCATTCCATCAACTAACGGATTAGAATACACTTCAACGGCGGGGCAAGGAGGTCGGCTTGTTGAGTTTGAAGTTCCGCAAAGTGTTAAGTTCATGGATGGTAAAAATTGCTATTTGGATTTTGATGTTAAACTAAGTATGGGAGCAGTTCCAACCCGTCTTCAATTAGACCCGCACATCGGAGGGCAGAGTTTAGTGAAAAATATTAGAATCTATTCGGGTTCTAGAAATGTACTATTAGAGGAGATTTCTGATTACAATACTAAGGTTGCGATGGAGTATTCTTATGATCAAGATGAATCTATGAGAAAGTTAAGGGCGCTCAAAGAAGGCGCGACCGTTGATGAACCTAGAACGCGAGGGACTTTGGGGACATCTGTAAGTCAATTAACAAATATCCATTCTAATCCTTATTTTGTTGCTGATGGTGTTCCCGTCGGTCGCAATTTTGATAGTCTAGATTATACAACGGCAAAGGTTTCAATTCCATTACATACGGGCATTTTTGCTGACTCTAAGAAGATTTTTCCCGTTCTTGCAACGCAAGGCTTATTCATAGAGATTGACCTTGAAGACCCCGCAAGATGCATTAAACAATTAGACTCGGTCAATAGAAATAGGCGACTTGCTCAGAATCCCGTTTTTCATGGTATTGATGCGGCTGGCGCGGCTTTCCCGAATGATGGTGGTATGACTACGGCACAATATATCTTTTTAGCGCTAGACAACAACATGACTTCGGTCGCCAATTGTCCATTTGTTAAAGGCGAACATATAGGCATCTGTTCTAGAACTGACCCTAATATCACATGTCAATTACAAACAAACGTGGGCGCTGATGTTGCTGGTATTATAACCGATATAACTTTATCGGGAGGTTATGTCCGTCTTGAACTTCAAGCCGCCAATATGCAAAATAGCGCAGTCAATTCAACAAGCATTACTTCAAATAATTTCGTTGTTTATTCGGCGGCTATGGATACACAGCGCCAAGACACGGGTGGCTTGGTTAGAATCGCGCCAACTACTTCCTATGCGGCTACAACAACCGTTTCCGACCTTGCTCTCGTAGTTCAGAAAGTTGAACTAGATGATAGATATGAAAAAGGGATGATGGCGAAACTTAGAGAAGGTGGGGCGATAGAGTTTGATATTCTAAGCGCTACTAATTATAAAAGTTCTCTATTAGCATCTAACCGAAATGCAACCGTAAATCTCCCCGTAAATAACACACGGGCGAAATCTTGCATATGTGTTCCTACTGATGCGGATTCCTATAATGTGCCTCAGTTAATTTCGGGCTGCCGCGACGCCGCCCTTACTAACAATACTCCTTATATTGAAGAGGAGTTGGCGATGGATGTAAGACTCAACTCTATCCGCACGGGTATGGTAGGCGTATCTGATAATCTCACATCCTATCAGTGGCTAATTGACGGTATGCTCACACCTAGCCGCCCCGTTTCCGTGTCTAAGGTTAATGGTGGTAAATCTATCTCTGCTCAGCATTTATGCGAAGTTGAGAAAAGTTTGAACGCGGCTAGAATTGTTCCCCGTTCTTTCTGCGATTACAACCGCAATTTTATTATCTCCCGTGCGTATGCGCTAAATGATGGTGTTGCGAATCTTGCGAACAAGACAAATCAACTCCAACTCTTATATAATGAATCTAATGTGGCTGGTGCAGATCAGCCACCCGTTAAAAATAAATTAATCATGTGTTTCGTCTATCATTTAAGACGCATTTTAATTAAAGGAGATTCTGTTTCTGTACAAGTCTAATTAATTTTTTTCTAATTGTAAATCTTTAAAAATTATATTCAAAAAAAATATAATAAGTATTAATAAAATGAGTCAGAAATATCTTTCCATAAATGCTAATAATGTTCCCGCGTCGGGTAAAATTAGTTTTAAGAACGGTAATCCCGTTCTTACTTTCACCGTCGGCAGACAGAATGCATTCTTAGATTTATCATCTCTCAGAGTTGGAGGTGTTCTAAATATTTGGAGAAACGCGGCTGGGACGCTTCACCCTATTGCTGGGGGTGGTGCTGGTAATGCGACCGAAGCGATGGCTTCTCAGAAATTAGGAGTCTATGGTGCTTTTGATCAAGTAATTTTTCGCCACGCTGAAACAAAACAAGTTGCTGAACATATAAGACACTATGCGAGATTTATGTCTTCTTATCTCCCCACGCTTGCGGGTTCGCAAGATCAGATGGGACATCTCCAAGAAAGCGCCCTCATCATGCCTAACTATAACGCTTTTCAAAGGGCTGTTGTTAGAAACACGCAAGGCTCTAATTTCTGCGTCCCTATTCCTTCGGGGATGACGCTTGGCGGAGGTGCGCTTCCATTAAATCAGTTTCCTCTTGAAATTGAAATCCATTTAAGTCCCGATAGTCAGTTTTTCTATTCTACTGATGGGACTACTACAAACATGGCGGATGTCTTCTATGAATTAAGTAATTTGTCTTTGACTTGTGAATGTGTTGTTCCCGAAGGTCAGATGTCCGAGAAAGCGGGTGCATTCTCTTTCAATTCCATCACATCATATTTTAACACTCTTGAATCTACTAATTCCATCATCAACTATAACTTAGCCTTATCTAAGGTTCTTGGTGCTTTTGTTAATTTTGTCCCGTCTAACTTTGTAAATAATCTATCGCAAGATGGTTTCCTAACTTACATGCCCGCCAAACTTGCAACGGGAGGGATTCCCGCAATTACGGGAGGACAACTTGCTGACCTAGAAACAATATCCTTTTTAAGAAATGGAGAAAGATTCCCTTATCAGTTTGAAACTAAGACAAACTTCAAGACTGATAATCAAGTTCAAGTGGCTGATCCACAAGTAATCAAGCAGTTCTTATCGTCTATCATCCCCGAAGATGTTCATAATCGTTGCTCGGTTTCACCCGTTAATTGTAATAGGTCTTTTACGGTTAATGATTCAACTACAACCTCATATCGCCTTATTCCCGAAGGTGGTGCGGCTTGGGGTGTCGGTGTCCTCT